ATACGCATGATCTAAAGACAATTCCTCAATAGGTACTAAGTTAGCAGGTACGTAAATATTCTGCATCTCTGGAGTGCTTAACTTATCATAACCCTGAGCAATACGTTTCTCATCTGGAGTAATCCAATAGGAGTTAGCCAACCATGTTGTTAACTTTGCCATATCCTCTTGCATCTCCGGATAACTACTAAAATCAAAATCAAAATAGTATTTCTTTCCGTAGGCTTTGGCATATGGTTCGCAGACAAACTTATTAATGGCATCCCTAATCTTGCGAGATAGTGGAGCAGTTGCGTTATAAATTAACTGCTTAGAGGCCCATCCCATGTTATTGTCCGTTGATGCGGCCTCGCTACCTGAGAACTGAATAGGAACGTGAAACGCTGCATATATCTTTTTAGTGTCAATATTTAGCGATTCGATTAGTTGCAAATCAGTTGATGGCATTCCTATTTGTGTCCATTTCAATGGGCCTGAACTCGGGAATATCCTGTCCATTAAAGTCTCGCCACGCTTTGCTTCAACAAACTTTTCTTTCAGCACATTCATTTGATCTTTTGTCAAACTTGCACCAGGTCCATCTGGTGAAATAAAACCATAAGCGCCGCCATTGCGTATTTGCTTTAATAATTCACTATCACCTTCATTCTCTTTTAATACGTTCCGATAAATAGCTTTGATTGGTGATTGTCCGTATAACTGCGCACCGGTTAGCGTAAAGTCTGGATTAAAGGATTTAAAATGCACAACCTGATTTGCCGGTATTGGAACTTCGGTCATGTAAACCGAGCGCATTTGATAACCTTTAATTGGCTCAAACATTCCGCCAGAGATAATCTCAATAAACTGGCTAGGCAAAGAATATAACTGCGACCAAATTTGTTTCTCGGTCATTTCAGGATTTTTACCATTCCCAAATATGTAACCATCGCCTGTACATAGAAAGAACCCAGCTAGATCAGTCATCCATTCCTCATAAGTTTGCTGAGGATTAGGCTTGGCTAGTAAGTCAAGAATAGGATTGCTTTCTACTTGGTTGAACATCTGCTCTTTTAGTTGCAAGGTGCGCATCTTAGCAGCCGGGCCCTCAGCTAAAGACATATTCTCATAAACCTTTAAATGCTTTTTAGTAACGCCATCTTTAACCTCATAAAGCCCATAAGCGCACTCTGCTATTTTCTTACTGATTATATCAATGCAAGTATAGATGTCAGCGTTTTTCTTAAATCCCTCCTCAACAAACTTTACCTTGTCCTCAAAATCAACTATCACCTGATTATTACCTATCCAGCCGAATACGTTCTGATTATACAGGTTAGCAGTAATTTGTTGCTGAATTCCTGGCATTAAAGCCTCTAGCTGAGTGGTAGCTGCCTTCTCTATATCAGCTTTGAATATTTTAGAAAATACGCCCATTTTAGTTCCAATCAAATGAATATTCTTGTTTAATTTTAGATGCTAACTTATTTAATGCCACATAACGCAACGGATCAATGAGGTGATTATAAGCATCTATCGGCTCATTAAGCATCCTGCCTGTTTTATCTTTTTTCCAAATATAGCTAAATAATTCCTTTTTAAAATTATGGCTATTTGCGGTAACATTTATTTTATATCTTTTAAGAATGTCAATGCCTTGCTTGATACTGTCTGGGCCTTTCATTGCGCCATGAATGTTAAAACCTTCAGCATAGATTTCTTGTATAGATTTAGGCTCTGCGCTATCCGCAATAATCTCCTGATCCTCCGTTACTCCAAATTCTCGCAGCTTCCTGCATATATCCATATTAGTGAGCCTGGTCTCATAGCACATCTCATTTACCCATAATTCACCGCCTGATTTATAAACTTCTATTATTCCGGTTGGATCATTAGTAAAACCAAAGTCAATGCCATAGCTAATTAGTTCCGCATCCTCTGGGATCCGTTCACAAATGGCCCAGTTCCTAAAGATAACGCCCTCAATCTTACCAGTCAAACCTCTGGCATATACTCGCCATAGTTCTAAGTCTAAGTCTTTAATCGCTTCGATTCTATCATGATCCTCTTGAGATATAAATGGATTATGGCGATGATCTGAGATAATTAGCTTTGTATCTGGCTGACCAATTAATTTAGTATGCGCCCAGAACTCATTGGTAGGATTGTAGTCTATATAAATTTGATTCTTAGTCCTAATGGCTAACTGCCAATAGATCTGGTAGCTTATACCATTAGCCTCGTTCACAAATAAATAGTCACGCTTACCATTCTTTGCTGACTGTTCATTTTCAAAAGAAACAAACTCAATTAGACTGCCATTCTTAAAATAGATAATCCGTTCAGTCCTATTCCAAAATTTTAACTGCGATTGCAAGTATTTGTTATCTGCAAAGATATTCTCCGAATCCCGGTACGCACCCTTGCGCAAGTTAGGCAATGATTCCCCAGCTACTGTAATGACTGACCGCTGCTCTGTTACTGCTTTATAAAATAGCAGTTGCATGATTGAGTAGGTCTTGCTGGAAGATGTACCACCCTGGTTAATTAGGACCTTTTCTTTCGCCTCGTAATTCTCATAAAAGACTGGAGAGGATTTAAACATTATCTATCTCGTTTTCATTATTGGCTAATGGCGGAGCAGTATTGTATATGACTGGAGCAGGGATGCTTAACAACAAATCGCCATCTACGGAAACCTCTTGCTTAGGTTTGCTCCATCTGTATTCCATAAACATTTTAAGCGCTGCCATATCGCCTTCTTCCAATTTATCATTTAGCAATTTTAACGCCAGATCATCCATAGGTGATAATCTTGCAATTAATGCTATCTCATCTGATTTAGGTTTTCTACCTGCATTTTCTCTTGCGCCGCCTCTTTTTTCCATTTTGAAATATTTTGGTTATTCAATTCAAAGTTACAAAAATCTGATAACTTCCTAAGTTTTGTATAATCCGAATTAAACTCGCAATCATTCAAAGTATCTATCCGTTGTTTGATGCAGCGGATGAATAGGGCCCGGCGCTTGTCTGGGATTTTTGAAAGGGTAAAAATCTGTCCGATTTCTAATTTTTCAACTAAATCCCACGCTTTTACTAAATCTTTGTCTAAAATCAACTCCATTTTTTATCATTTTTAGGGTTAAACCTTACTACTTTTCGCAAAAGGTAGTAGGGTTGAAATTTTAAAAAGTGCCTTTAAACCTATGTAAAGGCAAAAGGTAGTAGGGTAGTAGGTAGTAAGGTGTAGTTTTATACTTACAAATAATTACATACACTATATACATTATCTGTTTCATATATTATATAGAATATAGTTACTACCTTACTACCTTACTACTTTTCAGCCTTTACGCCTATTTAAACCAAGATAGTAGGGTTGACGCGAAAAAAATCAACCTTACTACCTTACTACCTTAAAAAACATCATCCTGGTAGCTATTATTTACTGTTTGATTGGTATTTACTGTGGCCACTTCCCAAACATAAACCGGAATGTTATTTATTTTTTTCATTCTCCTTTGGAAACCTAAAGATTTCATCCTTAATCCAATCATTACTGGAGACAAAGTTACCTGAGATCTAACCTTTATGTAACTCAGTATCTCAGTTGATGAAAAGAACTCACTATTTTGTGGACTTGTTGGTAGTTCAAACCACTTTAAAATCATGTCCTCTTCTTGCGATACCGCTTTAAATTCTCCGGTACTATCATTAAGAAGCTGGATTTCCTCGCTTGTTAAATTATGGTTATATCCAGAGTTATACAAATGATACATTTCCATAAATAGGGCAGTCTTATCAATAGAATTATAAAGCGCATGATCAATACTCAAAACTCGTACTGGCAGAATCCTTCTGTTACCCGTAGGATCGCTTAATAAGCCTTCAATGTTAGTTGTACCGCAAAGCATAGCTAATCGGTTTAAATCAACGGAAACAACTCCGTATGGCTCTCTGATTGAAAATGTCTGGCTTGATGTCAATCGGTTAAGCATCTTGGCCTCAGCTTTAGATTTTCCGCCCATTTCATCATCCATAATGATTAGCTTCTTAGTCATTAGAATATCGCTATCCTTTCCCTGATCTAACTTGTCCTCTGCATAGTAGGCTTTCAGCTGATCTGGCAGTAAACGCCTAAACCATTCTGTTTTACCGGTGTTTTGACCGCCGACTAATACCAGAACCAGCGGAGAGTGTTTTCCGTTTATTGAAGCCATTAAAGAGGTTAGCCATTTTTTTATAAACAGATCATGATTCTCAGTATCGGTTTGGATTGACTTTATTAGTTTGTCAATACTGCCAGTACCTTTGATTTTCATGTTCTTTAATAGGAAATCATGAAACGGATTGTAGTCGGTTGTAAACTCTGAGAATATCACGCTTTTTACAAGTTCCTTTGTAGCCTTTGGAATAAAGGTTTTGCAGTTAAGGAATACAGAATTTATATCAATGTCATTAAGGGGAACTGAATCAATCTCAATATTTCGGGAAATTGTATTCCGTTTCATATTGTAATTTTTACCGATAAAATTCTTCAGCTGGTTTACAATATTATTTTCATCAATCGCCTGGACTTCGATATTTTCCTTTTTAGCAAGGTTGTAAATAAAATCAATCGGAACTGTTGGATCCTTTTTAGTTCTTAGTAAATGAGTATATTTTTCATCCGCTTTCCTCTGGTTGTACTCTGGGTTTAATTGACTTAGCGAGTGAAAATAATCTCGGCCATTTTCGCCAAACTTACCAGCGAGTGCAAATCCAATATTTACCCAGTCCCCATAGTCATTAGTTACATCAATCTTTTTAGATACAATATTCTTGATTATATCGGAAAACTCTGAATCAACAAAAACATAGCTTTTGCTTTTATGGTTAGTTTTTGGATAAGCCTTTACAGATACAATTTGCGCTTCCTTGTTGATGTATAAATCCGGATCGTAGCTGACAAATCTGGCCCGACTTATATCCTTGCATTTTTCATCAACCTCAATGATATTGTACTTTTCGTAAAGGTACTTGCTGAGATAGTTAAAACTTTCTAAATGCAGTTTAGGATTAATCTTTGCAATGGCACAAAGTCCAGCACCGCCGCAAGAAACAAAAACCGCGTAGAAATTATTGTCACAACAAATCTGCTCTCTGACATGATTTAGATCTGTAAGTCCATCAATATCTATGGCAATGTAACCAGAGTGTTGAGTCAATGAATCTGCATTTCGTTCTTTAAATAGTCCAGAAATAGTGACATAAGGAAGTGATTTTTTATTAATATCGGTTTTGTTATTACGATAATTTAAAACCTGATCCTGCCAAAATCCTTCTTTAACCTTCTCTAAAAAGTCGGAGAATGTAAGGCTCATTCCTTTTTTGGTATGGCTTACATTGTTGAAATAAGAAATAGTTGGATCTGTCATACTGTTTTGATATGAGAGTCAATAGCTTGTTTTAATTTTGGCTTGATCCCTGGGGCCTGAGATAACCAAATTAAATACCTAACCTCCTCATCGCTTGTCATTGATGATAATTCTCGGTCTTTGTATTTGCCGAAATAAAGAGTAATTGGTTTGCCTTGTGGTAAATGCTTCAAGTAGTTTCCGCATCCATTGCAGTAAGCCGACAAGTGCGGCCCGGCTTGGCGTTCAGTAAAGTCATTTACTAATCCGCATTTTTGACATATTATGTCCATAAAAATAAAAAGCCTGATAATATAAGGGGTATTATTCAGGCATCTAAGTATGAATATCAACTATAAAAGTCCCTTAACTCTTTCACAGTTCGTTTAATTCTAATTGCAATTTACAAATTATTTATATATTCCTCAAACTTTCTTTTCGCCTGATCAAAGCCTTCCGCAAAGCAAACCGACCAGCCTAAAGTTCTCAGATACTGGTGCATTTCCGCTTGTTCCTGCACATGCTTTTGGCTTGACAGACTGCCATCCTTTAAAAAAGTCCCGGAGTCCAGGCGTTTCATTTCAATCATAAATCCGCAGTAATTGCCAACCTTATGATAAATCTGAATATCGGGCCATGCCCTCCAAGGATCAATAATCAGTTTAATGTTTTGCATCTGTGGCGATAGCTTCCCGGCTGACTGAATATCTGAACGGAAACGAACATCGGGATGCTGAAGCTTTAACCATTTACAAAACGCTAACTGGGCCGACCACTCATGCTGAATCTTTGGCTTGTACGCTTTGTGGGATTTGTATTGGGATAAAGGGTTGGTGTAGTCTATCATAATTAAAAATTTGTTTCAATCGCT